GAAAGAATAGAAAATAAAAAAAAATATGATGAAATTAATAAAGAAAAAAAAGTAGAATATTATCAAAAAAATAAAGAAAAAAAAACAGAATACAATAAACAATATAATGAAGTTAATAAAGAGCAAATATCATTTTATAAAAAACAATATTATCAAAATAAAAAAATTCAACTGATCCAATCGCAAACTAATATATCTGGTGGTTTACCAGTTGATTCTGTTTCTCTTTTAATCAAATCATTATAATCTTTTATAGAATATCCCATACGGTTTGCCAGTATAAAAGACAATATATGACGACCACATGTATCTACATCTATTCCATTAGATGGATCACCCTTACTTTGCAGTTTTTCAGTATTTTGCTCTAATCTCATACCCTTCCCACGAGTTTTTAATATATTTTTCACTTCATTCGGCGTTTCCCCTAAACAAGATCTCATACTTTGTGGAATATAATTTAATTCGTTATCTAGTTTACAGCCGTAACTATCAAATTCTGTTATTACATTTTTTTGTCTTGTTAAACAACACCAATGTCCGCTATTTTTTTCAGATTCTATAAGAATAATACAGTAATCGTTATCATTTGGTAGCAATTGATCTATATTATTATAATTTTTTAGATCTGAATATTTTATAATCTTTTGCTCTACACCAGCACCTAAATACCTAACCATATCTTGGTCGCTTAACATCGTACCTAACTTTTTTTGATAATGAGAAACCATTTTGTCTTTTTGCATTTTTTTCATTCTAATATATTATATACATTTATAAAAAATAAATATATATAACAAAATTATAAATAAATAGATTTAATTAAGTATTAATCTAAAATAATAATCTTTAGCAAATATATAGAATGGTTCATTTTGAAAATTCATACCAATATGGAAAAATACAAGAAAAAAAAGTTCATCCAATAATACAAGATTTTTTTAATAGAGATATTAAGATGAATCCAGAGAGATATGCTAAATATGATTTTCAAGATGAAGAGTTCCAATATGAATTAAAAAGTAGAACAAATAAATTGAATACTTATCCTGATACGATGATTACTTTTAATAAAATTACAGATGAAAAACCGTTAATTTTATTATTTAATTATACTGATTGTTTAGCTTATATTGAATATGAAAAAGAATTGTTTTCTACATTTAGAAAAGGAATGTTCTCTCGTGCTAACATTGATATAGATGAAAAAGAACATGTGTTTATTCCAATAGAGCATCTCAAAATAATTAAACTATTTTAACAATATTCAACACATATGAATTTAGTTGAGGTGCAACTGTATCACCAGCAAAAGTAGGCAATATATAAACCACTATTTCAGAACCAGCTTCAACTGATACAAAATATGTATTAAAATTCACAAAAGGATTACCTTGTATAAGAGGTGTATTATAAGTAGCATCGGAAACTAAATTGATACCAGAAAGAGCATCAACAACATTAATAGTTAATGAATCAATTATTGTAGTATCATCATTAGCTTGAATATTTATAGAAACGCCAACTAGATAAAGACCACTATCAGTAATAGGAAAAACTTCAGTAGTGATAGTAGTTCCAGAAACTAATGGTTGAATAGTATTATCAGCAAGAGAAGCATTTCGTCCAAGAACTGTTTTATTAGGAAAATAACCAACAGAAGCAGCTGACATTATTATATATAAGAAATATATAATAATTATAAGAGAAAAAGAAAAAATTAAACTATTTTTGCTAAACTATTGTGATATACAAAAGTAGGAACAACACCAACTGCTTCACCAGAATATATTGGAATTATAGTAACATTTATTTCAGATCCAGCTGCGGAATTTAAAAAAAAAGTGCTGTTGTTATTTATAACACCATCAATTAATCTATTATATACAAAATCTGAATTAAATATTTTACCTGATGTAAGATCTTCAACAGTAATAGTGATTGATTGTAATGTTGTAGTAGGGTCAGTAGTCGTAATATTTAATGATACAGAAGTTAAATATGTTCCATCAGCAGTAATAATAAAAGGAGGTAATTCTATACCATCGCCACTAGCAGCAAATGGTATTCGTGCAGAAGGTACATGTGTATAAAAAAATCCTAAACTAGATTTATTTGATTTTTTTCCAGCAGATGCTACTGACATATTATACATTAATATAAGAAAATAATGTATGATATTTATAAAGTTAAAGTCCAAAAGCTAAAATAGTTAAAGAAAAACCATCCAAATCTTCAGCAATTACATATTGATATTCAACTACTATTGCTGTACTAATAGTAAGAGAATTATCAACAAAAACATTAACAATATTTTGAGGTGATGCACTTGAACCAACAGCACTATATGAAACTAAAATACTAATTGGAACATCAGTAAAAAAATCAGCAGGAACAGGAAAACTTGCTGTTCCACCACCAGTTCCAGCAGTTATAGTTGCTGGTTGAGATGTACCAATCCATTGTTTATACGGACCAACTACTGTTAAACCATTAGTGCAACTAAAAGTGCTAAAATTAACATTACCTGTAGCAGATAATGTATCTGCGGCAACTGAATTATTAGCTTGGAAATAACCACAAGATATGATACCTTCTACTGTAGTAGAAATAACACTTGCACCAACAAATTCATCTGCTGTTATTCCTCCAGATCCTGTAAAATTAACAGTTGTTGAAGGAGCAATTGGACTAATAGTATTAACACTAATTGATGGGGGTAAAATAAAACTTGGTATTAAAGATGAACCTTCACTAGAAGCATATGACATGTTATATTATATTTAAAGATAATAATTTAATATACTTCTAAATATTATTATATTTAATATATATATATGTCATTTCAATCAACATTAAATTCTAGTTTAGTTCCTGATTTAGCATTACCGAATGGTCTTCAATACATTGTGGATAATGATAGAAGTGATGGTTTAGCAGGTCAAATTTTAAGTTCAAATAATGGTGGAGGATTGTTGTGGATTAATGGCGGTGGATCTGGTGGTGGTAATGTTTCTACAAATACTAATAATGATTTTACTGCTAATAATACATTTTCTGATAACGGAGCAACTCAAGCAGAGTTTATAGTATCAACTGGAAAAACTATATTTACAACCCAACCACTTTTTGAAGCAGGTTTAAATGTATTAGATGGAATAGTTACTTTTCAAACACAAGTTTCTTTTGATGATATTATATTAGATAATGGTGGATCTTCTGGATTATCAGGACAAGTTCTTACAGCAGGAACTGGAGGTCAAGTTATTTGGGGTGCTGGTGGTTCTGGTGGTGGTGATGTTTATTTAGCTGGTGATAATGTTTATACTGGAACTAATCAATTTACCACTAAAGGAATAATTTGTAATTCTATTAATTCAACAACCAATACAGGAGCTTTACAAGTCATTGGGAGTGCTTTGGGTGTTAGTAATGGTGGATTAACAAGTGCTATATTAGTTGGTGCTGCAAATACTAATATTTTTACATCATCCACCACACCATTAATGAATGGAACATCGTGTAATATTAGCGTTCAAGATGATACAGGTGCAACTGTTGAATGTTTTGATTTTAATGCTATTACCAATCAGTCAACCATTCCATTCTTATTTAATTCATCAATATATGATAATAATGGAGATACAGGAACAGCAGGACAAGTTCTTACAGCAGGAACTGGAAGTCAAGTGGTTTGGGGTGCTGGTGGTGGTGGAGGAGGCGGTGATGTATATCTAGCAGGTGGTGTATCAGCAGCAGCTCCACAAACTTTTACTGGATATAATAAATTTAATAATGCACTATCTGTTAATTCTATAACACCATCAACAGGACAATTAAATTTTACTTGCGGTGCTATAGAAATGATTAACGCCCCTACACAATTATCATTAACAATAAATCAAGAAACACTTGAATTTCAAGTATCAAATAGTGTAGGTGATCCAACATCAGTAATTATAGAAGTATTAAATGATATTGGTTTAGGAGTCCAAGCAATGAATATTTCATCTATTGGAATAAATTTAGGTGTACCTTTAACTACATCATATATATATGA